AGAAAGAATACAAGTTTAAAGCTGAATATTTAATATCTTTCATTCATGGTTGTTATTGCAGGGCCCATATAATGACTGTTATTGCTCCGGATGGAGATATTTTGGGAGACATGGGAGTAGCGGCAATTCTTGATGTGGCGAATTTAGAAATCGATAAAGAGGGTTACGCGAGACAAAGTGAGTAGCGACCGACACATAGGCCGCAAGGCGATCATAAACTTTCTCAGGCCCTTGCTCGGCTGCACATCCTGGTATGCTATCCGGTATCATGTCACAAACAATAAGATGCCCGTGAAACGTTTGGCAAAGAACGGGAAACCCTATGTCACCGAGAAAGACATACATGAGTGGCTTCGGGAAAAGAAATAGGCTGATAGTTTAGTTATAACTAAACTCATTCCCTTATATATGGATTTTTGAGTGAAAAAGTGGGAAAAAATTTCATAATGAGCACCCTTTAACACCTTTTAGCACCCTTTAACACCTTACATCCGGCGTAATTATCTGAAACAATTATAGTGTGAGCAACAAACCTCCTATTTCTGGCAAGGGGAAGGGCGTAAGTTCTTCCCCTAAAAAACATGCCAAGAAGAAAGTAACCCCAAAGAAGAAAAGAGGGCAGCCCACGAAGTATCTGCCCGAAATGGCAGAGAAGGCTTTTATCCTGTGCCGCGATTGTGGCCTTACCGATGAAAACCTCGCGAAATGTTTAAATGTTTCAGTGCGTACCCTGCAATATTGGATGGAGTCGCATGAGGAATTTTTGCAGGCCATAAAAAAGGGCAAGGATGCTTGGAACACCAACGGCGTCGAGAAGAGCCTGCTGAAGCGGGCCATGGGGTTCGAGTACGAAGAGGTCACGCGGGAGCCCCTCTATAATGCGGTCACAGGGGATCCTATCCTCGATGAGGACGGCAACCATCGGATAGTCGTCACCAAGATCGTCAGAAAGCACATGGCGCCGGAGACGGCAGCAATCTGTTTCTGGCTGAAGAATAGAGATCCCGGCAGGTGGAGGGACAAGCAGGAGATCGAACATTCAGGAAAGGATGGGGGACCGCTGGCGTCGAATCTCATCGTTATCCCTGCAAAAATGGATGAAGGAGAATGGCAGAAACAGGTGTCAACATACCTCGAGTCCCTGGTTGGGACCCGCAGCCAAAACAAAGAATAGCCCTCACTGCGCCTGTTGATGAGCTTTTCTATGGTGGCGGCAAGGGTGGCGGGAAATCTGATTTCCTGCTGATGGATTTTGTCGACGGCATACAATACGGCGAACACCATAAGGGGATCCTCTTCCGTCGTAGCTACTCGGAGCTCGAGGAGCTGCTGGCGCGGTCCCGGCAGTTATATCCCTTGATAGGCGGCGATTACTCGGAGACAAAGCGCACCTGGACATTCCCCGGTGGCGCTACTCTCAAGATGCGCTTCCTCGAAAGGGACAAGGACGTCCACAGATACCAGGGCCATCAATATTGTGTCTCTGTTGGAACGAAAATTCAAATGGCCAATGGAGACGCCAAACCAATAGAGTATATTTCTGTTGGTGAATATGTGGCGACTCTTGAGGGGCCACGCCAGGTCATAAAGACATTAAAACCGTATAAATCGCCATGTGTTAAGGTCTCTAATCATTTCGGCGACCAGATCCAGCCGGTATGGCATCCCATTTTAACAGCTTCCGGCTGGCAGTCATACGCATCTCTTCGGGGAATTTGTTCCACAAAGTTTGAAGATTCACTCCAAGGATTTCAACAGCTTCCTTCCGTGAATGTGTCTGCAATATGCCAAGAACCTCCCCTTGGTTTAAATACACCTCGCAGGCGTTTATCCATTTTATCCCGTTCTCTTTACAAATTGTCAAGACGGTCGTTGACGACAACGGCAAAGATGCTACAGTGCGCTTGGGGTCATTTGCAGCTTCTCGTACCATTTGGACTATTTTCGGATCATATTTTTTCGCCCGCTTTCTCTGGTGGTAGAGGACATGTGCTTTTTGATTGGGGAACAGCAATAGATTGTCTTCGTGGTTGTTTGTCTTGTCATTGTCAATGTGATGGACAACCTCTTGACCAGTCAGGAACCTACCTAACTTACATTCCATTACAAGCCGATGCTGCAACACCATCCCGCGAGCATTACAAGCTGGATGATCAGGACAATATTCAAGAATGTGGCCTCCCCGATGTAGCACAATATGAGCATCCTTATACCGGGCAGGTGCGAGTAGCGACCGAAAAAACTTTTTGCGCCCCATGCGTCATGTCTCCTTTAGGCGATGAATTTGTTTGTGACATCACCGTCGATGATGTTAACCATTATATATCATATGATACCCACGTTGTCAATAAGAATACTTGGATAGGCTTCGATGAGCTGACCAACTGGGCAACAGACTATTGCTACGTCTATATGTTCAGCTGCGCGAGGTCTGCTTTCGGGATCCCGGTGAGGATCAGGGCGTCCGGCAACCCTGGGAGTGTCGGCCACTTTTGGGTGAAGGAACGATTTATCGACGGGAAAAAACCGTACAAGATCTACCGTGACATCTCGGGTATGTCGAGGTGCTTCATACCGGCGCTGCTCGAGGACAATATCAGGCTGCAAAAGAACGATCCCCAGTATGAAGCCAGGCTGAAGCTGTTGCCGAAGCATCTCTATGAGGCCTATCGGCATGGTGACTGGAACGTTTTCGCAGGCCAGGCATTTCATCTGTCGGAAGAGCACCACATCATTCAACCGATTCCGATCCCCGGCAATGCGCCCATCTACATGACATTCGACTGGGGTTTCGGCAAGCCCTTCTCCCTCGGGTGGTGGTGGATTGACGCGGACGGCCGGGCCTACCGCTTCATGGAGTGGTACGGCTACTCAGGAAAGGCCAACGAGGGCCTGCGGTTGTCCGATTCTCAGATCGCGGAGGGTATCATTGAGCGCGAGATCAAAGCAGAGCTCAATAACAGGATCATCACCAGGATCCTCTCCCCCGACTGCTTCAGCAAGAAGCCTGACTACAAGGGCGGTGGCCAGGGCAAGAGCACCTCTGAGGTCTTCTCTGATTACCGGCTCTACTGCACCCCTGGGGACGCCACAAGGCACCTGAAGATCAGACAATTCAGAGAGCGCCTGCGCGTGAAAGTCCCGGAAGACGGGAAAGAGCCGGAGCGTCCCATGATGCTGGTTTACAACACCTGTGATCAGTTTATCCGGACCATACCCATCCTTCAGGTCGATGCGAAAAACCAGGAAGATGTTGATACGGACCTCGAGGACCACTGCTACGATGAGGCATGTCTGCTCTGTATGGCACGGCCCCTCGGCACGGCTGTAAAGAAGCCGCTTACGATGCCGAACGATGCGGAGGCTATCGTTGACGCCATTGAAACGCACGTCGAAAACAGCGCCAACATAGAACTGCTCGGGATAGACGATTTAGAAGACGACGGAGGGTTTTATGCAACCTTATAGCCCTGTATTGCTTGTTGTGGCGGGCGCCGCAGTGATCATCGTGGCAGCCATCATCGGCCTGTGCGTGTTCTTCCTTCGCATGGGGTTCAGGATGGGACGGCAGACCGTCGATAAGCCCCCGGACGTTGCGAAGCAGTATAACCCTGGTGAGCCGGTGCTCGACGAACCGGATCCCTGGGACCAGGCAGTAGAGGGTAGCAAGAAGAGCCCTGACATACCGGAGGACATCCAATGATCGAAGAATACGACGATATTACGCTGTGTACGTCGGTTATCAAGCAGACCGGCGTGGTGGAAGCTGTCGGTGGCCAGCAGGTGCCGGTATGGGATCTGTCGTCCAACAGAGATAGGTCGTCTGATCCGGATATCGCCACGGTGATATGCGAGATCTGCACGACGCCTATCGCCAAGATCGATCTCAGCAAGATGCACAAGCCGATCACGACGGATATGTTCCTGCCCCTCGATCCTCATCACGGTCAGATGGTGCCATTCATCCCTGGCGTTGAATTCGAGTTCATGTACTGCCCGTGTTGCAGGAAGCGCTTTGCGGTTATCGAGGACAGAATCAGGACCGAAAGGGGATTTGTGGAGGTGCCTGCGATAGCAAAAAAGATCGAAAAGGCTGAAAAAGAGATGAAGAGAGAGGCCACTACAGCAATTTATCAGACCGATGAAGGATTAGTGGAGGTGCCGGAGAAGTTGGAGAAATTAGGAAAAGCCGTGCACAAGCAAATATTGGGTATTATGGCTGAAGAAGTTTATGGATCTCAAGGCCAAGTTTCGCAGGGTGACGCAGACGTAGCGTGCCAGCCTCATACACTGGATGTCGCCGGTTCAATTCCGGCCCCTGCAACCAATACAGCGGGAAAGAACAAGAAGCAGAAAAGAGTCCTGGCCAAAAAGAGGGTAAGGAAAAATAAGTCAACGGGAGGTAAGAAGTCATGAAAATAGTTTTAGAGCTCGCGGCCAATTCGTTTTATCTGGACCCTGTGCAGACCGAACCGCGCTTGATGGGTGTCCGCGTCAAGTCCAGGTGCAATAATTCTATGTCCCCGAACCAGATCATCCTCGAGATCCCGGAAGGGATTATCGTCGAAAAGGTGAGAGAAGTAAACCCCGCCGAGGTGGAAGAGCTGCTGAAGGATCTCTCCGGCAAAGATGAGGCGATCAATGTCTTGAAGGAAACGATCGAGACGCAGGAAAGCACCATAGCGGCCCAGGAGACCATCATCGAAGCTGCAAAGGCACAAATTGCAGAGTTATCTGCCCCTGCTGAGGAAGAGCAGCCGCCCACGGTGGACAATGAAGCTGTGGTGGTCGACAAAGGCGAACAGGGTGATCAGGGATAATGGCCGAGAAACCGTCAACGAGTCTGAGTCTCATCCCGCCAGAAAAAGATAAACAGGTCGGGAAAAAGGTCTTTGCTATGCTCGAAGCGATCCTCAAGGACAAGGAGGATATCGGCCGGACAGGAACCGATGGGAAATGGATCCGGAACCATCAGCTTGTCCATGGCGTCCATTTCCGGAGCAAGCCACTGAAAAAGGTCCCACTTGTCCCTGTGAACTTTATCAAAGATCACCTGGTGCGGACGGTCAATGAGCTCACTGACAACAATCCCACGTTCGAGGTCAAGCGCTACGGCGAGATATCCGATGAGCAAAAGAAGTCATTCGATCTTATCCAGCGCATCGTCGAGAGCTGGTGGAACGATACCGAGCAGCAGGACAAACTCGATACATCCGTCACCAATGGCGAGACTTACGGGATCACGATCGAGAAGATGGTCTTCGATCCGGACGCTGAGTACGGCCAGGGCGAGGCAAAGACGGTCGTCGTCGATCCGTTCTGCTTTGGCTGGTGGCCCTTGAAACTCACAGATATAAGCGAGCTCCAGACGCGTGAAGCGCTTCTGTTTTTCTATCCTATGTCAGTCCGGGAGGCCCGCAGAAAATGGCCAGGACACGACATAAAGCCAGACACGGATCAGTACGAGGACGATGTAGGCGCCACACGGCGCGAGATCTCCGGCATCACGGGCGGCACACAGGGGTTTTTCACCCGGATAGGCACCAAAGTTATGCAGCTGTTTGCAGCGGCAGGCCTCGGGACCGAAGAAGACGAAGATCAGGTGATGATCGTTGAGTGCTGGTGCAAGGATTACACGGTCGACGGGGACGGCAACGACAAATATACCGGCAATATCCGCTATATCGTCTGCTGCAATGACGGCAAGATCGTCATGGAGGACCGCGACAATCCCAATGTTCACTCTGAACTTGATGAAGAAAAGGCGAAACTGACCTATCTCTATGACAAATTCCCCTTCGCCGGCGCCGTGTCATTCAAGGACACATCGAACGCCTGGGGAGAATCAGACATAGAGCAGCTCGAGCGCTTAAATATCGAACTTGACAAGGCGATCAGCCAGTTTGTCTTTGAGAAAGACCGGTCGGTGCGTCGGAAATTCATCAATCCCAAGACGTCCGGCGTCCAGAATAGCGAGCTGACGAACACCACGGGCATTATCAATCCTGTCAATGCCGATCAGGCCCAGGCTATGAAGTGGGTTGAATACCCGGAGCTTCCCGTAGATCTGAAGGTTACGATCGAACTCTTCAAGGAGATGTTCTTCAGACTCGCCGGGACGTTTGAACTTGAGCAGGCCAAGACCGGGAACAACGTGATCGCATACAAGGCCATAGCGGCCCTGCTTGAAAGGGCGGCAACCCTGAAACGCGGGAAGATCAGGTCGTACAACCGTCTTATCAGAGAACGCGGGCGCATGTATGTCTCCATGGTGCAGAACTTCTATACCGAGGACCGCTGGGTATCGTTCAAGGGCAAGGACGGCCAGGATGTGACGGAGAGGTTCAGGGGCTCTGAAATGATCATCCCGTCCAGGCTGTCGGTCGTATCAGGATCCACAATGCCGATCTCGAGGGTACAACTGAGAGAGGAGACGGGGATGCTCTTCAAGATGGGAGTTATCGATCAGGAAGAGGCCCTCGACAGGCTGAACGTGTCCTCGAAGAACGATATCCTCGAACGCAAAAGAAAAGGCGTCTACGGCGCCCTTTTCGAGAAGCTCCTTGCCATGGGTACACCGCCGGAGCTCATACAGCTATTCTCCATGATCGCACAGCTTGACGAGAAGCAGTTTGCGAAAGAGATGAAATCGGGGGACATCCCGAGGATAGACGTTATCCTTGCCAACTTTGCCAAGACTATGCGAGGCGAACCGTCGTCGGAGGATCCGGAAGTCACGTTGAATGGGGCCAAGGTAGAGAAGCTCAGGGCAGAAACTATGCTGCTTGTCGAAAAGATTACGTCCGAACGCATAGATCAGGTCGTGAAGTTTGCCGGCATGAAGTACGATGAGCAAGAGTTGAAGAACAGACGCGCCCAGGTCGTCGCCCAGGTGATGAAAGAACTGTCCGCGGGGGAACCGGGGAATCGCGTATATCATGAGCGCGGGATGAAGAGCAACAACAAGGAGGTATAACCGTAATGAAGCTCGTCGATATGAAAATGACCGAGAAAGAAATGAAAGACAGCGGGATGATCACGGAAACACCGGCAAAATCAGCCAGTAAGGGCCCTCGTTATCCCTGGGGCCTGTCGATCTCCCTCGATGATAGCACCATTGACAAGCTCGATATCGATTTCGATACCTGTAACGTCGGCAAGGAATACACGGCAACCGTGGTGCTGAGAGTCACCAGCAAGAACGACAACGAACGGCAGGATAGGACACATAATCGCAGTATCTCCATGCAGATCACGAAGATGGCGGTAGAAAAGGGCAAATTTGACGCTTACCACAAAGAGCTGAACAAGGGGCCAGGAGAATGAGTATAAAAAAAGGGCTTTACTCGAGTGCACATGACCTCGAAACGGTATTTGAAATTACCGTTCTTTGCCAAACGAAGGATTATGTGAAGATAGCAAGAATCCAAGGAGGAACCGGTCCTATGTCTGAGCGGTCTTATTTCGGGTGGATATCGAAACAGAGGTTTGCCGCTGATTATCGGTTTCTCGACGAGATACCAGGAGAATGAGTATGTCTGAAAACAACGGCAACGGCGAACATAAAAAAGAGGTAAAGATCTATGTCGACGAAGCAGGGGACATAAGGACCGTCGCGAACCCCGGCATGACCTATTTCGAGGTCTATACGCTGTTGAATTTCGCTCTTGAAACGGTCGCAGCGAAGATGCAGGAGAGAAGCAAGGTGGTTATCCCAAGGCCCATTGGCCTGGTTGATACGAAAAGGAGTTAAGCAGAAAAAATGCCATGCAAAATTAATCATATTTATTCAGAAAAGGCTACAAAACCTACAAACAGAGAAATAGGCTGGCTTGCGGGAATTTTCGATGGGGAAGGCCATCTTGGTCTACATAAAAATACAAAAGGAAATTCGTTTCTAAGGAAATGTTCTATAACAAATACTAATCTTGGGATTATAAACGAATGCTCACGCATACTTAGAAAGTTGAACATTTTTCATATTATTTATAAAAACAGAGATAACCAGGCAATAAGGCTGGGAAGGAAGCAATGTTATACCATCAGGATAGATAGAACTGCTGAAATAGCATATTTTATTGAAATATTACATCCTCATATACGGTCAACCGAAAAACAATTATCTATTTCAAAGACATTATTTTATATCGCAAATATAAAGCGAAAAGACGGAAGAAGAAACAATAGAAGGAAAAGACAAATCCCAACACAATTAACACTTATCAGTATGGAGGCAAAATAATATGGCACCCCTCTATGACTACTGCTGTGATAACTGCAACATGGTTGAAGAAAGCCTTCAGCCGATGGAGGTGAAGGTTATCAAGTGCATCCATTGTGGTGGCCGCGCATACAGGATCATATCGTCGAGGGCGCAAAACTGCTTTAACGACGATGCCCCATGGATCCGATCGGTCCTCGAGGTGGTTGACAAGGACTCGAAGGCGCCGCACGTGGTTGAATTCCTGACGCACCCGACACGGACGAACTATAAGAACTGGATGAAAGGCGAAGGGCTGCGGCACCTGGAGCCTGGCGAGCGTCCTCACCGGCCCACAGAGAAAGAGGAGAGGGCAGAGAAGAGAAGGCGCGATGAAATGATCATGCGGCGGGTAGTT